AAGTTACAAATTTACCGCCCAATTGTACATAGCGTGAATGTACCCAGTGAGCGGCAGCGGGAGATGGATATTTAGCAAACTTAGACTTAGCTTGCGTAGTGATCATGTTCCAGAGTTTAGGGTTAGCAGGAAGTTGCTTAGGCCCCTTTTTAACTTCTTTGCCTGAGATCAGTGCCATTTATAATCCTTAGATAGATCCCAGCCCCCAACCTTTAGGGTCAGGGGTTGGTCGTCTAGTTTGTTAGTCGTTTACGACTGAAGGGTTGCCAGCTTTTTGGTTTCCACCGCTTCGCATAACTTCTTCAATGCGGTTGTCGCCATGGTCAGCGAATGCGCCTGCTGAGAACTCAGATAGATGGTCTGGAGCTTCTACCCATGCAGCAGAACCTACGTGAGCGCGCTCACGCATGGTCTCTTCTGGGAGCTTCTCAAAGACATTCTGATTTTGGTTTGGACGGCCTGGTGCAGGAATATATCCTTGCATAGCGCCTTTTGTGAATTCCTGTGGAACGTCTGTATCTGTAGCGATACCCTCTTCAAATCGAAGTGGTCCGCGTTGACCTGGTGTAGCAGGTGAGACCTTGCGGTCGTATACTGTGCCAGGACGCTCTGGGAACTTGGGGTCTGGTGCAATTGCCATATTTATAACTCCTAAAGTTTGAAGTACTTCAAGTAAAGTGTGCTACATATTTGTATTCACGTCAGTATAAAGTACGATTTATCTAAAAAATGGGGAACTACTAACTTCCACTTGCGGCATAGTCATGTCCATAGTTAAACAGCAGGCAATAGCTAAAGAGTCTGCATAGTCATCATGGGCATGGGCTTCATCTGGCGCCTTTGCTAAAAAGTTAGGGCCAGTGAACTTAGTTTCTAGGTCAGTCATCTGCTGGTAGAAGCGGCGCCAAGTGCGAAGGCGACGGGTCTTTGCATGAGCAGGCCAGCTAATTAACTCTCTATCCATAAGGGCTTTGAGGTGCTTCCAGCGCTTAGACTGCTCTGGCTGGCTACTGCCAAGTGCAATAACCTCAGCACGGGGTAGTAGAAGTTTAAGACGCTGAGCGACCGCATCTCCCACACCGTTAGCATCCACGCCTACATACATTACGTTGTAGTTTTCAAGGAACTTAGTTATCTGGAAATACTGGTCTTCCCAGTCATCTCCTTGAAGCTCTAACCAATTCAAGATGCGATGGTCATAATACCCAAACTCATCTGGGCGATCCCAGTCAACCCACACTACAGTTACAACTGTAGAGTCAATCTTACGAGCAGGGTCAATTCCGACAATTACTGGGGTTCGATGCCAAGCGCGCTGGATCTCCATAGAGGTATCTCCAAGGTTATCCATAACATTTCCTGTAACGAACATGCCACGCTCAAGTAGCCATTTACAGCAATAAGACATCTGGAACTCGTCTGAGTCCTCGCCAATACGGAGCATCTCTTTACGAATAAACTTCTCATAGTTTTTGTTGAACTTTGCTACTTCACGCCAATCCCATTGGAAGTGGTTCTGTCTTTTACCTCTACCTGTTTGACGTCGCTCATTTAATTTAATAGAGCGGTAGAAGTTATTCTTATGTGTAGTTGGTGTGCCTGTCTTAACCATGGTACCTGAGTAGTACGCCAACATAGGGGAAATAGATTTAGAAACAACGAAGTCATCTGCCTCTTGACACTCATCAATAACGATAAGATGGAAAGACTTAGATTCGATCTTAGCTCTTGGGTTAGCAGTCATCATCATTAGTGATGAGCCTGAGTTCTTAAGTTTAATCTGACGAGTAACACCCGCCACCTTGCCTAGTGAGTCATCAATTTCTGGATCACCAAGGATTTCAAGCGCGCGCTCAGAGGTTAGGCGGTTAACAGTTCTACCAAATAGAGTTTCTACCTGACCTTCAACTGGAGCAAACATGCCAATCCAAATGCCGTCTTTAAAGGCGCCTAGTAGGTCTGGGTACATCTTTGCTAATCGTGGTAGTAGAACCATAAGAGTTGCTACGGTATTAGCAATAGTTTCTGACTTACCGCTCTGACGCGCGGCAAGCGCTGTAATTTCTTCACCGTCATTAATGAGGACGGACTCAATAATCCTACGAGCAAGGGGTAATTGGTAAGGGTGTAGGGGATGTCCTACTAGAGCATCCATGAATTGAATGCAGCGGTCAATAAGCATACTGACAAACTCTTTAGAGAGTTCATCTAATTCTTCTTCTGGGTCCTCGGGAAGTGGGGCTTCCATGCCCTCATCTTCAGGATAGAACTCGTCTTCTTCTTCGATTATTTGGTCCATATACGCCCTAGTCTAGGTTAAAACAAAAAGCCTGAATCGTTAAACTCAGGCTTTCTGTCGCCACTACGGGGAGGAAGTGAGGCTAGACAATTATACACATAATGTCTAACAAATTACAAGTTGATTTTAGACATTCTTCTATGAATTTCATTTACTACTGCATGGACTGCCTCAGCGCCGTTAAGCGCCTCATCTAAGTAGACTTGCTCTCTTGTTCTCTGAAAAGAAGAAAGGCAGCGACCTACCTCATAAAGCGCCTGGTCTGTCCAAGTTTCTAGCTCCCCAGTAGGTATGCGAGATACTCTGCGAGCTATCTTTTCTGTAAAAGGCTTGTCCCAGTTACGCTTCTTCTTTTTTGAAAACTTCATCAAATAGTCCATCCTCTGGGTTCCAGGCATCTCTGCCCTTCATGGCATTAGAGATAATGTTATCAATTTCCTCTTCAGAAAGCCACTGTGGGTTTTCAATGTCTTTATACAGAATACCTGCGTAGAAACCAGGTTTAGTAAAAGGAATTCTGAAGACTAGGCACTTACCTGCGCGGTAAGGCATATCTGTCTCTCTAGTAGTTCCTAGTTCAACTATAGGTAAAAACTTATTGTGGTAGTACTCTAGTTTTCCAACGTATATTGGCCCAAATGTTTTCATATTTAAAATCCACCTCTATTAGGTTTTTTATATCTCTGACCTTTTGGATATAGTCGCTTAACGGTTCTAGTTCCTTTAAGTCCTTCTTGTCGTATCTTTGCCTGCTTTAAGTTAGCGTTTAGCTGTTCCATCGTCTTCTTAGAGATTGTGGTCATGTCTACTGGTTGGTAATCGTACAGAGCGCCGCTAGGGCCTCTAGAATCAAAACCTTCATTCCATAAAAAGTTTCCAGGTGAAGGAGATTTCTTAAAGTTTGCCCAAACTGATGGAGGCACATCCATATACATATAGTATACGCCTGAGTAAAAAACCACATACATTGTGTTTGTAGCATGGTGGTATGCTGCGCGTAAAGTCCTGGGGTTACGTCCTGTTTTAAACGCGGTAGTTGCTGTTTGATAGAACTGCAGATCTGTTGTAGGTAGCTTTGCCTCAATAGGCTCCCAAACCTCTAAATCAGGATCATAATCAGAGGCCTCAGACGCTATATCGTCTAAAGCCTTTTTAGGATCAAAGTCGTCAATGTATTCAGGTGACATTTAATTACTCGCAAACGTGGCTGTCAGTTTCAGTTTCTAGTACGCGCATATAACAAGCTCCACACCGTAGGTGACGTGGAGGTCTAAAGTTATTTTGAGCAGTTGCTCCTGGAAGAAAGTCAGAGCCATCCTCAGAGTAAGCCGATTTATAATCATAAATAATCTCTGACTCTTCCAACACTTCTGGAGGAAAAGGCCCCATTTCATCAGTTACATGCTCTGGGACAGGATGTACCTGAACCGCCTGTTTACTAAATATTTTCATCTGCGACTGGTTCTACTGTCTCTTCAGCAGGTGCCACAGGCTCTTCTACTTTAACCTCTTCTACAGGCTCTTTAGCTTTAGAGGTCTTTTTCTTCTTATCTTCTGCAGTTTCCATTAATGGGAAATGGCCAGCATGTGCCCGAGTCTGAAGCCAATGGGGCAAGCACATTGTGCAGTAGTGAGCGGGGTTAACGCCACGTTCTGCAGTTGTATACGCTGCATCATTTGAGCAGTTGTCGCATTTAATAGCCATAGTAATCTCCTAAAGGTAATGACACTAGTATACAAAAAAGGGGGCGCATAAATGCCCCCTAATCTGCTTAAGTTGTTATTTAGTTGTGTTTGCTTCTACAGCGGCCTTAGCAACAGCTTTTTGAGCATCTGCTACTGCAGCGGTTGCTACAGATGTAAGTGCGGCTGTGGTCACAGCGTCTAGGTGCTCTTTCTTAGAAAGATCAGTTACAACACCCTTGGTATTGAAACGAGCAAATACTGGGCCAATTACACCAATTACAGCAGCCCATAGAATGTGCTTTAGATGATGGTTACCAGTTTGGTAGATAGCTACAGCAGACGCTGCTGTTGCGTATACGTAGTGTTCAACAAGTAGTTTTTCCGATTGTGGCAGTTTCACTTTATTACTCCTCGATATTGTTAGCATATGGTGTTACGATGTGAGAGTTAGCAGGCACGTTTGGACTGCTTGAATCCTCACTGTGTGATGTTACACCAGCTACCATGGGAATTGCAACCGCTAATAGGTGTTTTGCGTCTGTAGGGTAGCCCATAGCTGCCCAAGTGCCTAGGCTGGCGGTACTGCCAATAGTTAGATGGACTGGGTTTGATAAGTTAAACTTTAGGCCCACGGATGTGCTCCAATATCTCGGTTACATGACGACGGAGCTCCTCAATATGATTGTGGGTCTCCTGATCTAACTTTAAGTCTTTACTAATAATACGCCTATCTTCGTCCCCCGAACGGTTAGTCGCGTTTAAAAGTAGTCCAGAAAGCAAAATAGACTCTAGGGACACCGTTAAGGTTAAAAGATTAAACGGATACGGGTCAAAGACTGCAAATGCCATCCATAAAGCCCAGAAAACAATATGGAATATAAGAAACCAGACTGAGCCAAAAGCAACAGACGCCCAGTCAGATACTTTTTGAAAATACTTCATTCATTAGCCTTTGCAACCATAGAAGTGTAGGTAGCGGCATCAATTCCTTTACCTATTGACTTTTTAAGACCTGGGTATAGCTTCTGGTACACAGGGATTAGTGCAATCTCTTCTTCTGTTAGTACGCTTGTAACTAGGTTTGCTGGCATCAATCCAGCATTAGCCAGAGCTTTTGCAACAATGGTTTCTACCTTACCTTTAGCGCCAAGTTTGAATGTTGCAGATCCTGGAAAAGGCGGAGCAACAATAACTGTAGGCGATTTTGTAGGAATAGGCGCAGGAGTGTTTGAGGTATGAACAGCAGCCACACCACCGCCTGTAAGAGCAGTAGCCCCAGCCACACCTGCTGCAAGACCCTTATTCTGACCTAGTGATTTAGTAGGGGCTGAGCTTCCTGTGTATTCAGGACGACAGATGGCTAGAACATATAGGTATGGTCGGTGACGGCGATAGCACCCATCTCCGTTAGCTTGGTTTCCTGTGTAAGACTCTGGGCCTGTGTTAAATCCGATTGTAGTTAAACCGTCTTTTGAAGCCGCTTCAACAATTTCAACGTGATCCGCTACACCATTTCCCGACCAGGAAAAAAACACAATATCTCCTGGAAGCGCGGAGTACTTGTCAATAACCCTCTTGTTCTTTTGGAACCAAGTAAGACCCGCAGGACAATAAGCAAATCCTTTAGGGGTCTGTGCAGCAACAAGATGAGAAGCGTTAGCCTGTGCAAACACCCAGCTAACCCCCATGGCACAGTAGGATTCATTTGGCAGACCGTACCAAGATCCATAGGGGTTCTCGTTGTTGGGGCCTTCAACAAACCCTAGTTGGGTACGAGCAATGTTTACAATATCTATGCCAGATGTCATTTGTCAGTTCCTTTAACTACTTCAGCAGCAGGGTTTGTGTTGGCCTTTCTGTATCGAAAGGTTTCCCACAATGGTGCTGGTATTTCATGGATTCCAAATCTTGTGCGGTGATGCGCCTCGCAGAGAACCTCTAAGTTTCCTGGGCTTTCAATCCACTCTTGAAACTCTTCATCTGTTTCAAAGTGAAGACCAAAAGCCTGTTCTACTTTATGAGGATCCATGCTATTGACTTGGCTGAACTCAATATGGCTGTGATGGAGTTCCGGTCCTCCAGAGCACAGGTCATCATCAATTGCACATTTCCACAGCCCTTGCTTCTTTATACGAGCTTTAGCTTGGTTGAATAAGTGATAGTGTGGGTCGCTCTCGCGGGGCTCATGCTCAGGAATAGACACCGCAAGATGAAGGTTCATAGCTTGCTTATGCGCATCTGTCACTGGTATATCAGCCTTTCTGCTAAGTCTCCAGGTACCACTAGGTAATCTGGTTTATCTACTAGTGTTACATCTGCTCTTAAGTAGCAAGAGTCCACTAGCTCTGAACAAATAAATCCGTCTTTAGCTGCCAACTTTTTAATTAAAGGAAAGTTAGATAGGATTTTTAGTCCTAAGATACGGAAGGTTAAAAGGGCAATAGTAAAGTAACCGTAAGGCTCACCAAGAGCATGAGTGGCAGACTCAACAATAATTGTTCGCTGAGCATCTGTTAGCTCTTCGTGTCTATTCCAAGCAACAACTGGATAATTGCTTAAAGGGCTTTTCTTTACACCTGTAGGGTCTGCGCCAATTATTTGGCCGTCTCCTACATAGATAAAGCAGTGGTTCCATCGAGATACGGTGCCTAATCGGATTAACCATCCAAAGAATCCGTTAGTCTTTACTACGCCGTAATCTCCAGGGCGCGGTTCATATGACATTATTCTTTGTTCTCCTCTACATATTGGTCAAAACGACCTTCAAGACGAGCATAGTCAACTTTGATCTCTGTGATATCTTCCGCAAGTTGGTCCTGCTTAGCATCTAGCTTTTGCAAGATAGGTAAAACTTGAAGTTTTACAATGTCATTAAGGGAACTTCCATGGTTTGGTTTTAACTCTTTTGAGTTTTCTTTCATTTCTTGCAAGTACTCTTTTACAAGTTCTTGGGTATGATTCTTTAATATCCACCGGGCAACGCCCAAAACGACACCTCCAACGAAGAGAGCGGATGATGCTGTACCTATAACAGTTGCGAGGTCCATGTGTAAAAACCAATCTCAATATGTGGAATATAAACGCTTGATTGAGATGGTTATCCGAAAAAAATATCACAAAAATGAACGATTTAAGTATATTCTACAGAGGTATTTTTATTTTTTACTGTCAAATGACCTCTATGACTTGACACAGGCTGTAACTCTTCAGGTATGCTAGGACTTCGACTGAGAGGAGCATAGATGCTTAATATCAGAATCAACTTACAAGTTGATGTTAAGAAGGCGGTAATTGTGGTGTTTACAGCGTGTCTAGTTACGGCACAGCTTATCTCATTACAGACCTCCCAAGCAGTAGAACGTGCGGCCCATTTCTCGCAGCGCTCTTATAAGATGCTTGCACCAAAGGAGATGCCAGTGACAGTGGATCTTACTTACTTAACAGTAACAACCACAAGGGTTCAAGCCAAGAAGGCCTTGGCTAGCTCATACGCTAAATACTTTGACCCTCAGACCCTTGCGTTTTTTACAGCATACGCTAACGGTCTACCTATGGCACAGTGGAAGTGCCTAAATAAGTTATGGACTAATGAAAGCCACTTTAATCCAAAAGCGGTTAACAAGAACTCCAGAGCTTACGGTATTGCCCAGTTCTTACCTACAACATGGGGCAATTACAACTTAACAAAAACATCCGCAGCCTTATTACAGGTTAAATACGGATTACATTACATCCAAGTACGCTACGGCACCCCATGTGGAGCCTGGTCATTTTGGAAAGCCCACTATTGGTACTAAACCAGAAAGCAAAAAGCCCCAGCAACGATGCTGGGGCTTATTTGTTTTATACCTTAGTTGGTATAGGTAAAGGTTCCTGCTTGTGTTCCTGGATTCTCACCAGTAGCTAATCGGTAGACTACCAAGTTAACTGCGGTACCAAGAGTTTGTGAGCCTGTAACACCTTGGCTGTAAACGGTTCCTGCGTTGTTTACAGTAGCGCCAGATGTTGTGTAAGTAATTGTTCCTACGTTGAAGTTATTAACACCAATTAGGCGAGTAGCTTCTTTAATTGTAAGGCCAGTTACTGTTGGTACAGATGCTGTTGAAGCTGAAGCCGCTACTGTTACAGTTGCAAGACCATTAACACCAGTAAGAGTTGTCAAGGTTGGGTCAGCTGTGATTGTCAAGCTGCTTGCTGTACCTGTGATAGTGAAGGTAGTAGAGGTTACAGCGGTAATAACATAGCTAGCGTTGTATTGTCCAAAGCCAGTTGTTGAGTTACCAGCTGCATCTGTTACTGGGTAATAGGTCTTCAATGGAGCATTGAAGTATGAAGGCACTGTGTAAGTAGGAGCGTAATACTGTGTAGCGATAGGCTGTGTTGAGCCAGCAGATACATAGTTGTAAAGTCCTGAGATGCTTACTGTTTGTCCATTTGAGAAGTTGTTATTTGCTGTAAAAACAAGTGTTCCTTGAGCAGCTGATGAGTAAGTTACTCCTGTGATCTTAGCTTGTAGTGTGTAAGCTGGGTTGAATCCAGTTGTCTTGCTTCCCGCATTAAGTGGGAACGCCTCGTAGTTGTTCAAGATGTTAACTACGTTATCAGCAGGTACTGTGTAAGATCCAGCTTGGCCTACTGCCTTTGTTGGCTGGGTCTCTGTTAGAACGTTAGATGTGTAATCTGTGGTTGTTGACCAACCAAGATCTGCACCAATACCATCAATGTACTCAAGAATAACGGCAGCTCCACCAGTAGCACCTGATACAGCGCGGTCAGTTACAGCTGAAGTTACTGTAAAGTTTGAGCTTGAAACTGTAGCAATTGTTGCATTGCTTAGGTTGAAAGCTGAAGAGTATGTACCTGTAGCAGTTGAGGTTGAACCTGTAGCAGCTGAAGTTACGGTGAAGTTGGTGTTAGAAGTAACAGCCAGGATAGTGAATGTTCCGTTGAAGCCTGAGGTAGAAGCGCCTGAAACTGTGATTGTTTGACCTGCTGAAAGTCCTGTTGTTGAAGCTGTTGCGTAAGTTACAACTCCAGCAGAAGCTGTGATTCCTGTGATAGAGACTGTACCGTTAAGACCTGTAATTGTTACTTGCTGACCTGCGACAAACTCATTGTTAGCGGTGTATGTAATTGTTCCAGCTGAAGCTGAAGCGGCAGTTACTGAAGCACTTGCAGAGTCTGTTGAGTAGCCGCCAGCTGTTCCGCCAGTAGCGTTGTACGAAATAGATGAACCTGAGCGGTCATCGTTTGTCTGTCCAGGGAGGTTTCCCCAAACGAAGTCTACAGCAACGTTTCCTGACGGAGCTTGCTTGTAGCCTGAATCGCGGTATGCCATTCTGTTTCCTTTTCTCTAGAGAATAAACGCCTGATATCAAGGGCGCACATATATTGTCTTAGACAATCATAGAATTGTCAGGATTAAGCTCCCATTAGCATAAAGACATCCTGAACACCCGCACTTGCAGAAGAGGCGGCTGTGAAGTTACCGTTAGCATCTACATAGCTAATTACGGTGCCAGAAGAGTTTCTCCACTCTTGTAGGTGGGCCGTCTGACCACTTGAAGCCTGAATAGCCAAACCTATGGTGCTAGTAGACCCTGGGACAATAGTGTTGGTGCTATCGGCAGTCTTTCGGATATATTGGTTGTGAGCATCACCAATAACGCCAGCTTCAATGTTTGTTAAACGACTTGCGACAGTAGTAATTCCAGAGTTGCCCGCTGCACTGCTAAACCCGCTAGAGGGGAACACAGTAGTGGCTGGGATAATACCAACTGTAGTTTCAATAGCTATCACTTCAGCTTGAATAGTGTTAGGGTGAGAAGCGTCAATGATCTCTGTGTTATTAACGTGGTTAATAAAGTGAGTTTGAATAGAACTGGGGTATGCGGCTGTCATTTTAGGCCTTTCTGGTTTTTAATAAGTTTATCGGTAAAACTATTAGTTTTGGTGCTCACCATTAGGCCCACGTCCAACAGAGGAGTAGGTAGCTATCTTTGGTGTTTCATTAGGGTTTAAATAGATCTTTCTTATACCAAAACGAGAATCGTGGGTAACTAGGGGCTTTGGGTTTCCCTCTTTAAAAGCTTTACGGCGCTTCATGGTGTCCACCTATTTGCTTGTTCAGCTTGAGTATCCCTACCTTTAATAGGAAGAGTTGTGATGCCTACCCGAGTAATTCCATCTCTAAACTCACGTGCACGAGCACTTGCTTTAATTTCAGAAGTAACTTGAGATTTAACAGAGTTCTTTCTTTTTTTCATCGTGGGCGCTTATCGTTAACTGTGTAGCCAACTTGACCATTAAGATCATCTAAATTTACAGGAGGAGTTTTTTCTGGCTTTCCTGGGATTTTAACGTTTTTATTTTCTCTAATTTGTCGAGGAGCGCGCTCTTTTATGGTTGATGCGCTAGACATCTTCTTAACACGACGGCCCACAGGGGAGGATAACCCAGCTTTATTTAGCTCTTCTGCTTCTTCAATACCAATGTGACCGCCCTTGAGAGCTTCTCTTACATCATGCACTGAAGGGGTTTTGCCTCTATTAAACTTTTCTTTTGGTTTTGCCTTAGGAGCTGGAAGCGCTTTAGCACCTTTAGGTGCGCTCTTAGACTGTTCTTTATCAGCTTTAGGCTTGTTCTCTTTAACTTTTTGTGCTTTTTGCTGCTTAGGATATTTAGCTTTTCTACCTAGCAGCTCTTCAGCCTCTTCTACTGTAATGTGTCCGCCATTGAACGCTTCTCTAACATCGTTCCACTCAGGCTTTTTCATTTTAACTTTTTTATCTTTTGCAGAGGGCGTCTCTACTGTAGGTCTTGTAGTAGCTTTAGATCCTGATTCTTTTGGGCCACTGGTGACTTTTTCTTTACTCTGCTTAGAAGCAGTCTTCTCTGCAAACGTAGACTTCTTTTTTTTAGCAAAGTTTTTAGAGACCATGCCTTGTTTAGCCAAATTTCCAAAAACGGCAGCACCTTGAATGTCAGAGAATTTACTTGTCATAGTCTGATTCTAGATGTTTTTGCTCACACCAGCGGGCTAAAGAGGCTACAACATATACTTTATTACAGAGTTCACAAGCAAATCTGTCTCGTGACAACAAAGTCTCCTAGTTTTGAAGGTTGAAAACGCCTTCTGGGTCATAAATCTTAACCGCTTTGTTTACCAACTTAGATCCTGCTTCTTTTGCATGATGACCACAGAATAACAATTCGCCTGTTCCAAAGGTGGCGACTACCTTAGCAGCGGCTCCACATGAGTCGCAGCGGTCTTGCAAGTTAAGTTCTCTATCCTTAACTGCTGTTGTCATTCTATCTCCTTAAAAAGGTGGGTTTGTATTTTTTGGCAAAAACGGGCTGTTGTATTGTCCTGGAGCAGCAGCTATTTGATTCATCTTTTGCTTTTCGTATTCAGCCATTTCATCTTGATGCTCTGAAGTCCAGCTGTAATCATCACCCTCTTGAGGCTCAAACTGGCTCTCTGACCGCTTATCTACATAAGTAGATTTTTGAACGTTGGGCTCTCCTGTAGGAACATTTTGCCATGTCATGCTACACCACTTCCTGCTGCACCTGTAATTCCTGCCCCAGCTGCGGAACCCGCGCCTGTTGCAGTACTTGGACCTGCTTCATCTATATAAGTCTGTGAGTCTGAGTCTTCATACCCTGTCATAGGTGACTCAGGGCCACCATTGCCGACAATACCAGAACCACCAATAGTTAAGTACGATGGAGCAATAGCATTACCTGTTTCCCAAAAGCCGCGGTTAGGCCACTGCTCATGGTACTTAGTCTTGTTGCTAGTTTTCATAATTTACCCGTTCTTCATTCTTGTAGCGAGCTCGTCCCCGCTGACTGGGCAGTCCCGCATTTAATAACGTTTCTTTCTCGGGTATTCCAGTAACCTGAAGGCATTACTTTTCATCCTCACGCTTACCAGCGCGGCGCTTATTCTCTTTAGCAGTATTCTTACTACGTGAGATAGCCCGTAAATTACCTTTTGAGTCGTTATTGTGATTATTGTCTTTGTGATCAACGGTAATGTCTTTTGACTTAATCTTACCGTTCTTAGACTCATAATCAGCACGAGCTTTGTTCTTAGAGGTGGTTACCCACTTGCCGTCTACCTTTTCCTTGTAAACATAGATAGGTCGTCCGCCATTAGCTTTAGAACCCTGGTAAGGTCCAAACTTCTTAGTTTCTGCCATTTGTAAACTTTCCTTTAAATGGGCTATCTGGAAATAGCTTATCGGATACGTTTTTAATTAACTCTTCTGATTTAGAGCGCTCATCTGGAGTATAGTGTTCTGGGTCTGTGTAGTGCATAAAATTGTAGGCGCTGTCAACCCTGCTTAAATTAAACTTACGATTTGGGTCATGGGCTCTATCCTTAGCCATTATTTGCCTTTCTTTTTCTTAGCAGCATTCATGTTATCAACAAGATTAGGGTAGGGACGACCCGCAGCTTTAGCGCGTGCTTTAGCAGCAGACTTCTTTGAGGAAGATAATTGCTTAGGTTTTTTCTTAGGGTCTGGGGTATCCCACACTTCTTTAACCATTATTTTTTACCCTTGTTTCTTTTAGAGATTGCAGCAGCTTTCTTCTTAGCATCCGCTTTAGAAGAGGCTCCCCATGCTTGGAGAGATAAAAGTAAACGTGTTGGCTCACCGTTAGGCTTACGCTCAGGTCCTGGTGCTCCACCCATGCGTGCTAAGAATGATGCACGACGAGGATTGTCTCCTGACTTAACAGGAGCTTTAAGATTATGTCCTTGTGCCTTAGCTGAAGCGCGACCCTTAGCGTTTAATCCGCCCTTAGGATTCTGCCCTTCTTTACGTTCCCATGCTGGTGTCTTAGCCATTGTTCTTGTGCCACTCCTTTACTGATTCTACGCCTTCTGAAATAGTTTTAGCGCGACCATTGGTTGTTAGATCAATTGTCTTCCAGTCGCTGTCTTTCTTACCAGGATGTGTGACATAGACGTCTCCATCCTTCTTATAGATCTCATGTGTCTGACCCGCAACTTTAATAACTCGGCGTGGGTCTTTAGCTCTGTCTTTAGCCATTCATAGTTCCTAACGTGATACTGGGGGTATTCTGACGTGTGTTAGTTTGGGGCGCCATGCCTTTCTCTAACTCTATGTTGCGAGATGTAGCATCTGGAGGAGGCGCCATAGGTGTTGGGGCGTTCTGCACACTAACAGGTGAGGAGATATCTGATTTAATTAAGTAATCTCCGCTTACCATTTGCTTGCCTCTAATTCATTTTGGAATGCGCCTGATATTCCTGACATGGCTTCATCTTTAACTTGTGATTGAGATGGGCTTGATTGTGAAGCCTGTGGCTGTCCGACGCCTTTAGCAAACTCACCTAGTCGTGAGGATGCACCAGCTTCTGCAGCACCAGCTTCCGCTGCACCTGCCTCAGCAGCACCAGCCTCTGCTGCACCTGCACCTAATTCAGCTGCGCCAGCTGCTACTGTGCCTGCTTCTGCTGCTCCAGCTGCAGCTTCGCCTACAGCTGCTGCGATTGGAATAAAAAATGCCATGTGGTTACCTCGAGTCCATATTTCTTTTTTGTCGGTTTAGTACATCAACTGCTTGTTCAGATACATTATAACGGCCGTAGGAAGGCTTAGGGCCGTCATACTGACCTACATGTACTACACGGAACTCATTAAGGCGTGAACGCTTCTCAACAGGAGGCGTCTTTTTATTACGAGACTTCTTCTCTGTCATATTCTCTCCTAGAGCGCGTTCTGCGCGGGTACGACCTAATGCTGGATCTTTCATATTACGTCTTCTCCATGTTCCACTGGTACTATCGTGTTAGGCCCTAAATCATTAGCTACAGATAGTCTGTGGCCTCCATCAGACACCATTTCACCAAATTGTTTAGAATGGGTTAAAAATACAGGTTTTTGAATTCCTTTATCTTTAATTGACTTATACAAACCTGATTGTTTTGCAGAATTTAACTTGTAATCTGATTGTTCTTTTTTTATGTCATTTTTATCTCTTGATGGGTTTTGCATATGCTCAAATTCAACATCTATATTTGAACTAGAAGCAAAATCTTTTGCTGGACGGTACATGTCCAACTGAGCCCATTGACCTTTATCTGTATTCATCGCTCACACACGCATTTGCATAGATTTGATACGCATACTGTATCTTTTAATTCGTGACCGCACTTTTTACAATATGTCATGCTTTCATCTCCCTTGGAGGGTTATATGTTCGAGTTCTTTGTCTAGTAGACACTCTATTTTTAGTATGAGATCTCCATGCAGGATGCTCAATGTTATTAACCCAATTAGGGGTTACGCGCATACCTCCGCTTGTTACATTTTTAACCTTTACTGATTTTCCAGGCTTCAGTGGAACTTCTTTTTCTGGAGGCCCTTTTACTCCTTTATCTCCAATAAATACTTGCCCTTTTTCAAGTGCATCTGTGTCTGTTTCCACAGCGCTTATTGGAGCTTCTCCGTGAAGTACTGTTCCAAATTGACCAGCAAATCTTCTAGCAACTGATGGGTCTGCTGACCAATGAGTGCCTAAATCCCGTTTTTTAGTAGGTTCGCGGGTTAAGCCCCTATAGACATCAAAAGTTAACTCTGGTTGAGACCATTGACCTTCGCTGCGGTTCATTTTCGCACCTCATCTAAGAACTCTAAGTATACGGACATAAAAAGCTTAGACAAAGTAGCACTAGTGTCTGGATGCTTTTCATTAAAATGGTTTAACCAATCGCTGCCTGTGAACTTTGCACTAGCGCAGCCGTTATTAACATCGCTCCAGCAAATGTTAGCCAAACTAGCTGCCCTACCAGGCAAGTCTAGTTGCTCCCAGAGCCATGTAGTGAATCTCATAAGAGAATTATGCCAAACTACATTCCTGCTGTATGCGCAAGTGAGCCAATACCGGCAGTAATAATCATTCCTAGGATACCGCCCATTACAATCCTAAATACAGTAAGAACATAGGGCTTGTCGGCAACCTTTGCGCTTAAGACTCCAGCAATAAATAGACCAATAATAGTAAATAAGATTACAAACACATCTTTATGGGGCATA